TTTTCCTGGCGTTTTGGATGTAACGACCACAGCACCATTTGGTCCATGCCAAGTATAATGCGAACCAATACGATGTAAAGTGAATTCGTAAGATTTCATCAACTTACGAAGATCTTTGTCGATTTTAATGCTCATGCCACCATCTCCAACTGGGGGGCATTGGTAACATTGTAACCGTTAAGATCATCAGGACCGACAGACACACAGTCGGGCAACATGCTGTAGTCAGTGTGAAGAGTCCAAGAATCTTTGTCCTCTGCGATGACAGCGAAACCAAAGACTCCTGCGGTTGGCATCATATACAGACCATGCTTTTCTGCCTGCTTAAGTGATGCAAACCCTCGGGCACTGATAGTCCAGGTGATGCCAGATTGATCGCCACCGAAGTAAGCGCAGATGAAGTCTCGTTGCATTGGGTTCTCTTGAGTACCCTCATATTATAAGGCGCAAAGGGGCATCCTGCTGCCCATGGTAGACAGTTTGACCAACTGGCACAGCACTTAGAATCTGCCGCTGGCAGGTATCAGGCAGGGCAAGGGCAGAGCGTCGCTGAGATCCCTTGCAGCAGCACAACGAAAACGCAAAAAACTTGCAATTCTACGCGAAAGGGGCAACAGGTCACACCCGTCGCCCCCGATGCAGAAAAAAGTGAAAATATAAACTAGTCACCCATATGTACGCATGAAGTCATCAAGTGTGAAAATGTCATCAGTACAAGTTTCTGCAACCAATTCATCATAAGACATATCTTTCAGCATCTTTTGATGCTCATCTAAAGATAGATCTTCTTCAGGATCAAAGTCATCATGACATAAGAAATCATACTCTGCTTGAAGTGCATCAATTAGTTCTTGCTTAGTGTACTTCATATGTTGAGCGTTCCTTTACTCTTAGACTTTTTGCTAGCAGACTCCAACTTCTTAATGTAGGTCATGGCACTATCCCAATTCCTACAAAGTTTGTCCTGCTTGCCATCAACAATGATCATGTACTTTTTACTCTGTATCACACGGATGGCAGCAAATCTACCATCCTTGCTTACATAACCCTCGTGCGGATTAGATGCATCTAGGATGCATGAGTTGATACAATAGAACTTCTGATAATCCTCAGGCATTCATGTTAATCCGCATCACTTGAACATTACCATATTGCTCTTTGACAATTTGCTCAGCACCTTGACGACTTTGAGCGGGAACTTTCACAGTTTGCATACCAGTATTGGTGCTGTAGAAAGTTACTTCAGCAGAGCGAGAGTTGTTGAAACCAAACATGATTAAGATTGAGAGGAAGGAACTTCAGTGAGAACTTTTTCGATTCTAGCAGTAGGAATCGCGGCGAGAAGTTGATCGACTGCCATTGTTCTGGATTCTGCAACAACTAGTTGCTCTTTGACGGGACCAGATCCGCCTTCTCTATAAGAGATTGTGTGGTTTAGTTTTTGTGCCATTGTTATGCAAATGAGTGAGCGGGGAGACCATCAACAAAGATAAGATCAATAACTTTTTGGAGACGATTGCGCGTCGCCACAGATGCTTTGCCACAGAGGGGAACAGTTACAACACCGTGAGACTTACGGTACATTTGATACTGACCAGGGACAAGTTTGCCCTCCGCAATATCTTTTGCATCATCTTTATGTAGGCGAATGACACGACCGATAGTCTGTGCCATCTCAATCACAGGCAGATTACGCAGTAGAATAGTATGCGTCAGACCAGGAACATTGATGCCCTCAGAGAGAATGGAATAGTGGAAGACGATGAACTTTTTGCTATCATCACGACCCCATTCGTTGAGAGTCTCGAAGAACTTCTCACGACCAACTTTCTCACGGTTGACATAAGCACCGTGCTTGCTGGTGATGTGAAGAATGTCGTAACCCATATCATTGAGAGTGTCAAGAATATCGGTACGAGAGAGCATTTGCCACAGCACACGGGTGTTAGGTGCAGCGACAAGAACTTTAGCAGATTGTTCTTCATTAAGATCGTCGATGATGTTGAGCACCATCTCACGATCTACATCAGCAGCGTTGTGCTTGTTACGCACAAGTTCAGTCTCATGCACAACAAGTTGCGGGGGAATGATGCTGCCATTAGCAACAAGTTCAGGAGCAGGAACAGTCTCCAGAGTATCACCGAAGACGAGTTTATTGTTCATGCCATTGGCATAAGGATTGCGAGAGAACTTGGGAGTCGCAGTAAAGAAGAAACTGTTATCTGCACTCATGGAAGTAGCAGCAACACCGACAAAGTGTGCTTTCTGAGTTGCATTGTGTGCCTCATCACAATACATCACATTAACAGCGATATTGCTGTCAACAATGCGATTGAGACTGTGGTAGGTAGTGAAGATCAGTTGATGAACATTGACATGCTGACAAATAGCATTGTGACGCTGAATGTCAGCAGGTTTGGTAGACTTGAAATGCACAGTCTCACCACTGTGAACATGCATCACCATGAAATTGTTGCCATACTCATAGTTTGGATTGCCATCGAGATACTCCATGAACTTGGAGCACAGTTGATTAGCAAGAAGGATGCGAGGTGCAACAACAACAACAGTTTGCGCGTGTTCTGCATTATCAAGACGACGCACACAATCTTCCATCATGATGACAGTCTTGCCACCACCAGTAGGAACATAGACACAACCTTTCTGCGCGTCCTTGAGTGCATCAAGAGCGCGAGATTGGTGGGGTCGGAGAGTAAAAGGCATGTGTTTTTGTCGATGATGTAATCATAGCAGGTCCATGTCCTTCCCAGCGCGTAAGGTGTGCGCTTTCTGGACTGTCACAGCGTCAAGCATCGCCCGTTTGTTATAGTATTCAACCTCTCTCATATTGTATGCGCGATTCTTATCCTCTTCTGACATATTCTTGGTCGATTCTGTCCACCAAGGATGCTCATATTCTTTATTCATATTGACCTCTACCCACTCTTTGAGTGCAAAATAGCGATCTTTCCAGATTTGCGCTTCGTTATTCACTCTGCTGCTCTCCATTCTTTCCTCATTGTAACATATTCTGGGTCTTTTGCGACAATATCGCGCACAGTCTTAAAAATAGATGCTGCTTGTGCTTTTTCATTGGTCAGAGCATCTTTTTCTTGCGGAAGAATAGGTGCTCCTCCTCTATTACCAGTGTGATAATAGGGAGGTTTGGTTGCATACTTCTGACCAGATTTGTGATTAGCATAACGACGAGCGCGTGTGAATCCCATCTCTAGAAACTTACGGCACATATCCATGCCAATAAAATCTCTTTTCTCTTTATACATTGAGAAGATATTGTATATTGAACGAGAGGATTTCTCCGCTACTTCAATATTCCTGAATCTCCAATGTTCGCAAATAATGTGAGTGTAAGGGCGTACCAATAGCACTCCTTGCTCTCCCCTTCCAATACGATAAAGTCCACGAATTTCTGGATCCGTGAAGTCAAGATTCTCATAATCGAGATCATAATCAAACTCTTTCATCAAATGCCTCAGGATAAGCGATGGGTTGAAGTTTGGTCAGAATGTCATTGAGTTGATAATACTCAGGACTATCAATAGGAGCACCAAGTAAAATCTTTTGATACTTCCTACATGCATGAAACATCAGTCTAAGATCATCAGTTGTAAACTCTTGTAGGTCCAACATTTTACTTACCCCCAAGTTCAAAGTTACTTGCTAGTCCACTCTCAGGATGACACCATTTATCATGTTGTGCCATTGCTTCTTTGAGTGCTTCTGTTACATTCTCTTTGAATGAACGATATGGAATGAACATCTCATCATCATCAGTCTTGTAGTCCTGGTGCGTCTCTTTGAACTGACGCTCACATTCATAGACAAGATTGGATACGATATCGTTGATTACTTCCAAAGTCTTCGGTTGAAGTTGATCCCAGTTGTATCCAGGGAACATATCATCCTTGACACGATTCAGCAGTGCTCTTTTACAATGCCATTGACTATCAAAGATTTGGGTAAATGCTTCCCAGTCTTGGTTAGATTTGAAATTAGGGATACTCATTTGTTTTTCCTTAGTTGTTGAATGGTTTTTTGTTTGTGACAATCATAACATAGGAGTTGGCACTTGTTGATTTCTTTCCAAAAGTTCTCTGATAAAACTTTGGAACACATACTACGCTTTGGATTCCATTTTTTGTCTTGTTGATTGGTGTGATCTAATTCAAGTCGTTCTTTACTACCACATTTGATACATCCCTCACATTCATCCCTTTCTTCCAAGAACTTGACTACAATAGCAAAATTCTGATGGTATCTTTCTTTGAGTAAATGTTTGTCTCTTTGATAGTATTCTTTTTTCTGTTGCTTTACTTCTGGTAGTTGATTGCGAGCATTCTTTCTTGCCTTTGCTTCTGGTGAGAGTTTTTGATATTCCTCTCTATGATCTCTCATTAGAGCACCTCCCAACATTATAACCTGATAGGTATGCAGAGTGCAACCATTTAATCATTAGATCTTTCCGTGTTTTCTCATCTTCTACTTCACAGTCACCATAGAACCATTCACACCGATGAGAATACACACCATAGAGGTCATTGAACCATTCCTGAAACTTAACCTCAGCAACTTCATCCCATTCAGTCATTTGATTCATTTGCCAACTCTTTCATACCATTATCATTCTCTTGGTAGAGTTTGTCAAGTGCTTTCAGTGCTTGCTCTTCATTAAAACTCTCCTGAAACTCTTTCCATCGTTTGTCTAATTGACTGTCCATAAAACCCCAGACACCGTGTTCCATACCATCAACACCAGCAACTTCAATCTCATCTTGAATAAGACGGCGGAGCATTTCAATTTGTTTGTCAGTCATCGGGGAAACTTGTGGTTACAATCAGGGCACAACCAGTGGTTGATTCGATCTTCATCAATCAACTCAACTCCTATCACACGACTATAGAAATAAGGTGGAGAATAGTTTTCCCAGTATTCTTGTGGAATGAGTTTATCAACCCAATTTGCACCACATTCAGGGCAGTTCTCAAGTTTTGTGATGTCAGTGTAAGTCATTTGTTCTCCCTAACTACTTGATTCCATGCATCCTTAAACTTACGATCCCAGTTGTCAGTATAAACGGGGAGGAAAGCATTGAGAGCAAGGGATACATCTACCATTTTATCATAATTATTGCTATCTACTGCTTCTTGTAACTGTTCCAACATAAAACTGATGGAATTGATGTTGGAAAATGCTTCTTCCAACTTGTTCATTACATCCCAGTGTTCAGAGAATTGATTGTTCATAATGTAAGTCCTTCACAGATTGAATGATGCCGTTGTCAAATAGAATTAACTTTCTAGGAAATGGTGCATAGTACGCATCCCACTTTGCAGGATAAATCTCAATTACCTTGAATATACTAACTGGTCTAACTACTCCATGTCGTCCATTGGGAACAGTTTTGAATAGATTCCACGGACTGTTTCTTTCTTCTTTTGGTACATCAACAAAGTCATGAGTTCCAGAGTAATCAACCTCAAATAATTGACCAGCAGGACTAATCCAATACTCACACATACAACACTCTAGATCTTTCGTCTGCAAGTCCTTTGAGAATCCAGGACCGAGATCATACGATGATCTAACAGTGTCGTACATGCCCATGTTACTGATAAATGTGAAACATCATTCCATGATAACCAGAATTATACTTTTTGCCAGATCCTTTCATCTGTAGGTGAAACAATTTGTCACCTTTAAAAGTACGAAACTCTAAAGTCGTGTTATTTAGTTTCCACTCACCAGTCTGCACCAGTTTATCTAAATCACTGATAGCAATGAACTTTATATTCTGTGTCTTCTTATTGCGCCAGATCATCTGACTCACAGGATAACCCTCATTCAAACCACGACGCACGATAACATCAAAGATTGCCATCTTATTGGCGTTCATAAACCCCAGGAAGGCGTCTTTAACCTGCTGAGAGATATTCGGGGCATAAACACGATTCTGACGCCTCTCAGCGTCACTCAGGGCAATGTCTTTATACTGAAGATGAACCAAAGACATACCAAGGTTGTTAGGCATGCCAAAGAACATGTGAATAAAAGTTTCACAATCAGTTCCGCTAAGGCAGAAATGCTCGATGAACTTACGGGAAGAGAGTAAGGCGACTTGGGTGTGATTCTTGCTGACATTCTTGACAGAGTAGGCAACACCTGAATCATTGTCATAAACATCGACCTTGGTATCTGGGCGACCATTGACAACATGATCTCCACCGAACAGTTCATTAAGATAGGCAGGGAGATCACGCTCTAGTTCGTGTCCCTCTGCCTTTGCAATTCGTCCCGCTTCAGTAGCGTTCATGTGTCCTCCGTTGATGCTCATATTATAGCAGCATCAGGGGCAGCAGGTCACTTCTTCTTGTGCTGCTTTTTGAACCGTCCACCAAAGATTGGATCTAATTTAATTTCACCAAATTTCTCGGGTGGATCCCACATAGGAGACAATGCAGGATATTTGGATGCATATGGTGCGCCAAGTCCATGTGCTATTTGATAAAAGTTTTGATAGTTGCCAATAATTTTGTATGGTTCTTCTGAGTCTGCTGACATTCTTGTACGCAGATCTTTCTCATCTTCTAACTGTCTCCTAAAGTAATCAAGTCTGATATTCTCATGGTATGGAATCTTCGAGAGTTTATCATAAACTTCGCTGCGCTCATGTTGATGGATTTCTTTATCTTCAAGCAACTTACATGCAGCAACTCTAGACTGTTCCCAGAACTTTGATTTGTATTGTGAACCAAACTGCATGAAGAAAGCAAGTCCAGTTGCTTGATCAAGTTGTGTTTCTTTCCACCGTTCTTCTACTTCAAGTCTGTGGAAGTTTGACTGCGGGCGCTCTTGATCAAAGAAAAGATATTCTCCTAATGCATCAGCAGCATCTGCCTCAGAGTAACTATTCAAACCAGTGAAATCATCATTCAAACCTAATGCGCGACCAGAACGCGCATATTTGTTATTTGGATGAATCATATACTCTGATACATTATGATCAGTCTCATTCTTTCTGTAGGAACAGTGTTTCTTAACAGCACAATGCTTGTTGAAATCTTCTACTGCTTCCTCTTCAGTTGTGATGCCACTGTCATAAGAATAGATCCAAGTTTGTGCATCTTGTGTAGGAATACCAGTCAAATATCCATGCTCGCATGCTACATGAACTGTGTAGTCCCAATCACCAGGAATCTTACGATTGACTGTGAGTTTTGTATCTGTAGGATTGAAGAGTGAAGACTTATATGCATCTTTATCCCACAATGCACCTTTCACACAATCAATCACAAAATCATACGGTACACCGTCAAGATATGCACCTTCATCATCAAATGTAACAGATTCTACTCTTTTATCGACTAGATTGACATTACGATGCTGGTTTTTGATATTCTCCCAGAAGAAATCAACAAACTTTCCCTCATCGAAGTGCATACCCAGTTCAGTTGGATCAAATAACACAAAGAAATTACTATCTCTGCGATTACCGATACCAACAAACTTCATACCAAGTTTTTGTACTGCATCAAATCTTTTATAATAGTCGATTGAATTAACTGTGGTTGTTGCAGCAAGAGTAGTAACCCAAATTGGATTTGTTTGCACTCCGAAATTGGGAACTTGATGAGAGCAATCCCGTATCCATGTAATTTCGTCATCTTGATATACACTATTCAGAGTATCTCTATGACTAATGAGTTGAACCAAGTTGATCACTGCATCAGCACCAGCACCAATAATAGCAATTTTTCTACTCATGTCGTCAAGAGATCTCGTATTCTTCGTTATTTAGTTTAAGACAGGTAAAATATCATAGTTCTCAATTCCTTGCTTCTTCAGTTCTCCAATCCACCAAAGAACATCCTCTTGATTGTAAAAGACTGCTTTCTGAAAGGATGAATAACCTTTCTTGGGACGCTTCCACTCAACTGCAAATTTCATACTTAAAGCTATACTTGTGGTGATCTTTGACAAAGATAGTCTACTTGGAATCCCAGGTCTTGTCAACCGTGATGTTAGCAAGACGAAACTCATCGTCAACAAACTTCATCATGGAACGATCATTGTGGACAACATAACCTTCAGGAGAGGTAGGAACACGACCGACAAAGGTTTGAATGTCACGAACTTTGTTGAGTTGATCAATAACCATCTTCTTAGCAGTACGGATGGAGATGTATGCAGAGATCAGATGATACAACTCTTTCTGATAAC